CACGATTGTCATTTCTACAACCGTATCTTCGTTTCCGTATCTGCTTAATGCAAATATGGAATAACACATTAACTGTTCGTTTAAGATTACATCAACTGGCCAACCACCAGTCTTAAAATCAATGACAGCCATTCTGTTGCCCTCGCCAAGTATTAGTGCATCAACAGTTCCGAATATATCTTCATGGATTTCTGGTGCAGCTCCTCTTTCTTCAATTAAAAGTTTGCCATTTAATTCTTCTCTTCTTTGGGAAACATAGTCAACATAAGTGTCAGCCATTTTGATGTCATCTTTGGTAATTGTGAAATTGAAACCATCAACTTCACATTCTTTGTCTAACCAATAGTCAGATAGCGTAATGCCATCTAGCCTATTCTTTAATCTCATCTCAACCATTTCGTGTATTTGTGTACCTCTCGCTGCCGCTATGTTTGACTTCCTATCTGCTTCTGCATTTATCTTTGCTGAAGCTGGACACCTGATAACTCTCTTAATGCTACTAGGCGGTAAAACAGAGTGCGACACATTAATCCTTTATCTAAAGCTGTACTTTAGAATCTTCTTCTATTTTTATTATGTCCTCTAAATCATATCTAATCTGACCATCTATCTTTGTATAAGAAGGGCCTTTGTTTAATGATCTATTGTTTGCTAATGTTTGTGGACTTTTTTTCCAACGCTGTGCTAATTCTTTTTGCGTAAGAAATACTTTATTATTATTCATGTGAGTTCCTATTGTTTACCTATTGTGCTATTCTACTATGAGTAAATTTAATAAAGCAAGTATCTGAACAAAAATAATAGAAATATTATTTAGAAAAAATTTGCAGAAAAATTATTTATAAAATTTAATCATTATTTTGGAGGAACAAATGAATAAAGGTAAATCAAAAAAAACTCTTGTATATGAAAACAAAGTATTAAATTTAGTGGTGCATCACAAGGTGTATGACAAAAAAAAATTAATTAAAAAAGAGAAACAAAATGAGTATAGATGATGTAACACCACAAGAATGGGATAAAGCTGTGAGAGCAACACAAAAACAAATTGGTGGAGATCACTATAAAGATAAAGGTATTCAACCTTTAGAGTATGCGTATTCAAATGGCTTAACACCTAACTTAACCAATGTTGTTAAGTATGTAACCAGGAAAAAAGAAGATAGAGTTAAAGACTTACTTAAAGCAAGACACTACATAGAGCTTGAATTAGAGATGGTTTATAATGTAGATCCTGAAGGCAATCCTTACGACTAATTAGACATAGTTATTTTCTGCATATAGTTTCCAACCTTTTGCATATTCTCTTTTGCAATATGCTCTCGTTGTTTTCTATATCTCTCTGTTGCCCTAATAGTCTTATGGCCCATTAACTCTTTCACATCCTCTAACTTCATAGTTTCGCCAGCCATAGTTCCGTAGTTATGTCTTAAATCATGCAGGGTAACATCTGGACAACCAGCGGCCTTTCTTATCTTGTCCCACATATGAAAGGGATATTTAACACCAAGTATGGTTTCATTGTTTCTATCGCATGAGTTAATAATGGCCATAGCTTGATTGTTTAAATGTATTATTCTTGGCTTACCTTGATAGTCTGTCTTGTGGTTTTCTAACACCAACTTATTACCATCTAAATCAGACCATTTAGCACTACCTATCTCACTCTTACACCTACCACCAGTTAGCATACATAACCTAATATACTTAATTGCTTTTATGTTTTTAGGATTAGACTTTGCTTCCATAATGTTTAATTGCTTATTAATTTCTGCAAACTCAACATCAGTTAGTGGTCGGTTTCTTTCAAACTCTGGATTCTTTTTCACATACTTGGCTGGATTGTATTGCACCAAAGATAGCCTGATTGCGTGTTCAAACACCGAACTAATTAAACCAATAACTCTATTAGCTTGATACTTGCCTCGTTTACTTATCTTAATGTGCAGCCTTGTTAAATCTCCTGTTTCAATGTCTTGTAGTTTCATATTACCAACAGTAGATTCAACATCTTTAATCCAAGAGTTTCTAGGATCTCCCATTATCTTGCCATCCTTAACATAGACACACTTGCGTTTACTGTCTAACAGCTCTTGCAGTTTGTATTCAAATGCCTGGTTAAGTGTTTCTGCTTTTTTAGTTTCTAATGGATCAATACCTTGTGCTACATCGCCAAGTATTTGTTGTGCTTTCTTTCTAGCTATGTTGACTGGTATATCTATAGAACCAATAGTTATTATTCTTCTCTTCTTGTTGATGTAATAAATAACTTTATATCTTTTGTCTGTGATTAATAAACTATTTACCTTTGCATCTCTTTTATATCTTGCCATACTTACCCACCTCCATGAGTCGCATATTCATCGCACTTATTTATAAAATGTTTGTGAACATTTATTACCTATTAGTAGGATTATAGTATTTGTTTTGCAAGAAAAACAAGGGGTTTTAATAAATAAAGTAATTTGTGTTATTGTTCGGTATTAGGTAAAACTATGTTGCGCTACCAGGCTGCGCTACTCCCCGACATAATAAAAAAACACCGCAAATCAGCCACTTAACGCTATTTTTGCCTTTGCAAAATGCACCACATTTTTAGGCTGTCGCATATTAGTGGCACTAATTAATGAGTTCATGGCATTGTGCAAACTTTCACAAGAATTGGTATTTTTCATGGTTTCATCATCTATAGATATTTGCTTTTTATTGCAATCTTTATAAGAGCAGAAATAAACATTCTGGTATTGCAAACTAACCATAGCATATACATCAATCATGTTGTCTTTATATATACGCGATAAACTATGTGATCCTTTTCTTAAATCAAAAGTCCAACTCTTTTTTCCTTTTTGTATTTTGGTTGCTGTCTTGACCTGACAGCGATACATTTGGCCATCCCATTCAAACACTACATCGGCATTAGCACCATGAGGTAATATAGTTACTGTGTCTGTTTCTCTCGCGATAATTGAGCAAGCTAGGTATTCTCCACTCCTACCTATCCGTTCTGTCTTGCGGGACATGGTTCATGTTATTGGTTCAGTAAATTATTTAGATAATTTAATCTTGCCTGTTCTTCTGATTCTTCTATTGATGAAACAATCGGCCTTGCTGTTCTTAAAGTGTCTGTAACAGGAACTTTATTTAACAATCTTTGACCTTGACCAAGCTTTAAACCAAATTCACCTACTAATCTTGGGGATTGAATTGATAAACTGGGAATTAGCGTTAAAGGATCAACATAGCCTAAAGCGCTAGCACCAACTTGACCACCCCCAACAACTCTTTGTATTCCTCTTGGGGTTAGTTGATTTAATGATTGACCTGCTAATGCTGGTAATAAATCAGGATCTAAATTTTTTAATAATTCTAGTCTTGCACCATAATTTGTAGAGGCATTATTTCGCATTACAGATTGTAATTTTCTTAAAACAGTTCCAGCAGCAGCTTTGTTGTTTAATGACAGCTCTTTCATTATTTCTTTTTCAAATTTAATAGCTTTTTCATAAGCCTTCATTGTGTCTGCGTATTTTGGAACTTGTTTAACTATTTCATCGTGAATAGCTTTTCTTACTTTTGTTACAACAACAGATTCTTTGCCTGGCTTCCATAAAGAATCAACCGCTTGTTTTAACGCATCAACATTTTCTGCTAAATGCAAGTCTGGGTTATTTTTCCATTGTTTTATTAACTTATCAATTTCATCAAATTTTTTCTGTAAATCTGCACCACCTTTTAACACAGGCCCTTGTTTTGTTTGAATTGTAAAATCATCTAAAACATTTTTGTATGCTGTTTCAATACCATCAAAATTAACCTTTGTTTTAGCAGCCTTAACTGAATCCATGCCACTCTTATAATTTTTAGATTTAGATTTTTTAAATTGATTTAAAGAATCAAATGCTTGGCTTACAACATCATCTGCTGCTGCGTTGCCTCTCATGTTGTCTATTAATACTCTTTGTGCATCCCCGCCAGATTTACCAGCACTAACAGCTCCCCTTATCGCATCACCGCCAGCTCCTGTTGTCATTCCTAAAACATCACCAGCAACATCGCCAGCTTTGTTTACAACTATTCCAGCTCCTTTTACTATTGGGGTTACAGGATCTATAGCTTGACCAACTTTATTAATAGCGCTTGTTGTTTTACCTGCAACACCTGGTACTTTAGCTGCAAGAGCAGTGCCTCCTGTAAATAAAATAGAAGCATCTCCAAGAAAACCAACTGGATCATTGGCAAATGTATTTTTAACTTTTTCTAAACTACCATATCTGTTAGCAAAATATTGACCTACAGCTTTTGCAAGTTCTTCATTAGGTTGTTCTCCTGGTGTAAATAATTGATAAACGCCAACTCCTAAATCTTTTAATGATTTTGCTGTTTCTATTGGATTTAATATTGGTGTAATTAAATCTTTACCAAATTGTAAGGCGCTTTGAGGTGTGTTTAAAACGGCTTGCGTTAAGACACCTCTTTCTTTTTGGGGAGCAGTTACAACAACTTCAATTTCTTTTTGTTCTTTAGCTTGTTGTTCTTTTAACTCTTCAAGTAAGGACATTATTTTTCCTTTTCTTCTAAAAATCTGATAACAGCATCTTTTGTTGCCTTATCACCATTTTCAAAAATAGCTTTTAACTCTGCATCGCTTTTATTAGAAAAATCACTTTGTACGATAGAATCAAAAATTGAATCAAAAGTTAATGCTTTTTGCTCATAGCCATCTAAAGTTCCTTCTCTTCTAAAATATGCAATCATATCTTCTTTGCTAGAGGCAGCACCTTCAATAGTTTTTAATAATCTTTCTAATCTTTTAACATTTTCAGCTTCAGGTAATCTTTGGTCAAATGCAGCTGCTACCAATCTATCACCCTCTTTCTCTGTAAACTGTGCGCCTAACTTTTCTCTTAAAGATTGGAAAACAATATCTCTTATATCTCCAATAAATGATAGAGCTGCTGGATTAGTAAATGACTGCACAGACTCTGGAATGTTACCAACCATAGGCCCAGATACATTTAATTCTCCACTTTTTAATATTCTAATTTTATCTTTTAAATTATTTATATTTGCTTCTATTTGTGCTTGACCACCACCTAAATACTCTACAGCATCTACGCCAAAGGCTTTATCTATTTCCATTTGTATAGGAGGAACAACAACTCCGCCTTGTTGTCCTTTTTTCTTAGATCTTTCTAGTCCTTCAATAGAATCTTCATCTAATCTTTTAAGTTGTAAATATACTTTTTTATCTTCTGGACTCAAAGACTGATAATAATTATAGTTATCAATATCTGCGGTGCTTTTTCTTTTGCTTGTATCAGAAAAACCAAACAACCTATTCATTTCAATCATATTTTCTTTATCAGGATTGTTTTTAATAAACTCATCTTGTCGTTTTTTAAGATCAGCCTTCCTCTTTGCATCTTCTTGGTCAGCCTTTCTTTGTCTAATCATATTAGATGTAGCAACCAACCTTTGTGGATTTTCTGACTGAATAGCAGAAGCCATCATAAGAGAATCTAAAAACCTTTGCATACCCTGATTTCTAAATCTTTTTTTATCTTCATCTGAAAGCGATGCTATTTGTGTTGGATCAGCATTAAATACAGTTCCACCTTGACCAAGACTGGTAAAAGCATTTCCTATTCTGTTACCGAAGTTTGAAAATATACTTGCCATAATTATCTCCTATCAAGGGCCAAAAGGACTCCATCCAAGACCACCAAACATAGTTCCTAGAGATGCTAGTGAACTTAATGTTCCAGGCTTGTTGCTTGATGTTGTATTGGTCTGCGTAGGTAAAGCACTAACACCTTGCGCTAATAAGCCAAGTTGTTGTGGGCCGTAGTTGAGCGCACGCATAAACTCGTTGTAACCAGCATCCATACCTCTTTGTTGTAGTCCTTGTTGTTGACCACCTATGCCAGAGAGTAACCCTAAGTTTCTGTACTGGTCGCTTAATTGGTTGCCAAGCAAACCAGCTTGAAATCCTCTGTTTCTAAATTCGTTGTCAATATCCATTCCAGCTAAATTGGTTGCTCTGTCAAAACCTCGCGACCTTAAATCAGCTGCAATATTACCAGCTCTATCTGCAAAGTTTCTGTTGGTTTCTGATTCTAATAATGCTGAACGAGAACCACCAAATGCACCTCTACCGATTGCTGCATCTTGGTCGCTTTGTATTTGCATTTGTCTTGCTCGGTTTAAATCACCAAGCGTATTATCTATAACTTGTGTTTGATACGGGTTTTGATATGCACCTATGTCTGTGTTTAATAAACTTGGTGCATTTTGGGTTGCTAATAAATTTAACTGACTTCTAGGATCATAACTCATTGATTGGTCAAATATATTCCTAGTTGCATCAAATCCTTGTAATTGGTCTGGATTAAATCCTGCTACTCTTGCACCTGTATATGGTACAAAAGGCTGCGATGCTATACCTTTAGCCTTACCATAAAGGTCTTGATAGATTTGCATTTGTGCTGGATCTGTTGTTGTTGTTGTTGTGCTTTTTCCTTTACTCATAATTCTTTCTTCACTAAATATTCTTGTTCAAAGCCAAGATGTTTAAGTTTTCTTAGCCAGCCTTTACGGCCACCACCAAAAATTCTTTTACAGCCAAAATGTTTGGCAAACTGTTCAATACTAGGAAGCATTGATTGTAGTTCTTCAAATTTGCCACCAAGAAAAAGAATGTTTAATACCTTTACTCTTGGAAACTCTACAATCTCAGTTATCATAACTGAGTCTTTACCAGGCCATAAATGAAACATTCCTAACCTGATTTTTTCTTTAATATCACTTAAATTATACATATCTTGGTGCTTTAATGCACGAATAATATGCTTATCTAACCTGTCAAACTCTAGTTCCCAGTCCTCTTTAAACCGTTGTTGCGGTTGAGAGGTTGCCTGAGTTGTCAACGCTGACCTTATATTTTGTTCCATCTGGGCTAACTAATACTAATTCGGTGGAATCTCCACCACCTACTTGTATTCTTTCTCCTTTGTTAAAAGTAATACCTGTTTGATATTCTATTTCTGAAATTAAATAATTCAGATAGTTTTTATCGTAATCTTCGCCTGGTCTAGTTAGGGTTTTTCTTGCCACTATCTACGACCTCTGTTTCTTAAATTTAATCTTATATTACCAACTTGAAATGTTTGTGCGGTTGATCCTGTTACAGTCATTGATACTTGTCTTGCTGTAAATCTTGCATCGGTATAACCATCGTTTTCAAATGTAAAGCTGCCAAAATCTGTTTCACTTCCTAATGGAGTAAATTTGCCCTTAAAACTAATTGTAACGCCTGGTAAGGTGTTTGCTTCTTCATCTGGGAGTATTTGGTTGCATTGCACATAATTGTCGCCATTGCCAATCTCTATTGGCCCTGATGTAGCGTAAGGAACTGCGTTACCTAAATTTTCTGAATTATTTAATGTTGTACTTTCGTGCTGGTAAACATTGCCTGAACTATCACACGCTATTGGGTAATCAAATACACCTTGATCTATCCAGCAACCTCTGTCCATAGAACCAATGCTCCAAACATTGTCAACATAGTTCCAGATTACATATTTGTTTGGTGCTTTTTGTGATGCTCCAACTGGGTAAAACCAAATGATTTCATTAAAGTTAGAGTTATGGCCACCAGCTGCAACACTCCTATATTGATATTTAATGTTATCAAATATATGGTCATGCACATCGCATTTAATTTCTTTGACAGAACCATCAAATACAAAGAAAGAGTTTTCACCCATCCATGCTAAAAAGTTGCCAGATGTAACAACTGTTCTTGGGCTTGCAGCTTTACAGTTAGTACCAGCATCTTGAATACCATATATAAAAGGAGAGCCTGTGTAATACATTCTTGCAATACCTGTATCAGTAAAGATAACAACATCTGTTTGCCATTTAACTGCGCTTAATATTCTGCCGCCAGTTGGTATTTGTAAATCACCAGCGGTATTAGTAGCTGCGGCTGTCCAGGTTGTATTTGCCTCTCTGGATGACCATTGCACCTTTCTTGGATCTCCACCTGCTCCTAAAGCTACGACATGGCGCTCATTGGTTACTAAAACACCAGAACAACCAGTAGGAGAATTGGTTAGTTGTGCGCCTATTGTAGATGGTGCTGAGGGCGACCATTTGTAAATCTTGCCATCACTTGCACAACAGAATAATAAATCTTCACCCCAGTTATCAAATGACCAGGATTTAGAATCAAAGAATAAACCTGATTGAGAACGGGCATCACCGTAATCTTCTACATTGTAATTGTATGCTCCATAACCAAGCGGATCAGTTGAGGCATCTGTAACAAAACTTGTTGGAGTTATATCGTACCAAGTGCCATCATAATTAACATAAATCTTTTGTCTTGTTCCTACTGCTAAAACCTTTTTATCAGAATTGGTAATGTAGGCAAACATACCCGTTGGCGTGCCTGTTAATGCTGTATTTCTGATTTTCTCCCAACCACCAATAGGGCGTAAGTAACCATTTTGAAAACGCACTAAATCGCTGTCAATCCAGCGACCTTTATTAGCGTAATTAGTTCCGTTAGTTACAACACCAGCGGGAGGCGTTACGGGCAGCAGGGCCATGTTATGAACTTATTGTTTTAGTTACAGATGTAGGTGTAATTTTTTCTGCTATATCTGCATCTAATCCAGCTTTCATATCTGTAACTTTACTAGAACCCATAGCAGCTTCTACCCAGCCTTGCACATCAGCATTAGTAAGACTTGACCAGTTTTTAAAACTAGATAGATCATCTGTGCTTACAGCTTGTGTGCCATACATAGAAGATGAGTAATTTACATCATTTCCTTCAGAGTCTTTGTAAGTATTGCTACCATCGGTAGCTGTAAGCCTCCAATGCACATTGTAAACCACATTTGATTTACCACTTTTTGTTGGGTATGTATCACAAGTTTTACAGTCCCATTCGTAAGATATTGCCATATTTATTCTCCTTTGAGTGTGTTAATTTCAGATTGTAAGGCATCAATCTGTGTTTGTTGTTCTTGTATTGCTTTTACTAATGTAGGAATCATATCACCCATTTTTACAGATTTAGCATCCGTAATTATTTCATGTTTAAAATCTCCAATTAAATCAGGTAATATTGTTTCTACTTCTTGTGCTATGAAACCTGCAACATTCTTTTGTTTGCTACCCTCTCCTTTTTTCCAATCAAATCTTCTTGGTTTTAAAGCTAATATTTCATCTAATCCAGTTTCTAAATCTGTGATATTTTCTTTTAATCTTATATCAGACAAGCCATTAATAGATGTTTGGGTTGCATTAACTCTACCTGCATTTGTTCCCGACCCATCTACATAAAATCTATATGCAGAATCAGCAGAATCATAAACATGAAGTGTTGTCACAGCACTCGCACTATCAATCATGTGGAAACTTTCTCCATTAAGACTAAATCTATGTCCATCACCACCAACAGAAGATGTTGTTCTTCCCATTAGAATAGTACCATCAGATATAATATGCATTCTTTCTGACCCACCACTAGCAAATCCTAATCTATCAAGGGTATGACTATAAACCACATAACCTCTATAAGCTTCATTACCTGTAGTACCATCTGCAAACATAAGATAGTTGTTCATGCTAGTTCCTGTTGCAGCTATAGTAATACCTTGTTCAGCAGTAGCAGAAACTACTAAACTCCTTGAATAATAACTTGCAGGACTTGATGAGCCAATTCCAACATTGCCTGAACTATCAATCGTAAGCCTAGGATTAGTTCCTACAGTTGAACCACTCGCAATACTAAAAGCATTACTATTTGAATTATCAATACCTATTGACCAATCAGCATTATTACCAAAATATACACCTGCATCGTTGCCATCTGCATTTGAACCAATCCTTATATAATTGTCTTGTCCTGATTTTTGTATTGTTAAATCATGGCTAGGACTAGTCGTTCCAATTCCAACCTTATTATTAAAATAAGCACTACCTGCATCTGACATATCAAGGGTAAGTGCTGTAACACTAGAACCACCATCATCTCCAACAAAAAGTATATCTTTGTCTTGAACTGTAGAACTTACATATAGATTACTACTAGCACCATAAATCTTGCCATATTCTGTACCACCATCTGCAAATTTAGTTGCATCACCATCAGCATCAAGAATAATATTTCCTGCTACATCTAAAGTCATATCTCCTGAAGTATTAGCAATGTTTCCTGTAACAGTTGCACCAGTATTACTTGTTTGAATTTTTGTAGAGTTATTATAATTTAATGCAACATAGCTGTCTGTTGGCATATCTATAAAAGTTTCATCACCAGCAGCGTTCATTATTTTTACGCTGTCGCCCTGAATTAATAAATTACCAGTTCCGCCATCTTTAATAATGCTGTGAGATCCAGAGTGATAAATCTCTAAATCATCGCCAGTTCCAAAGATAGCTTTTGCATTGTCATCAAAGTTTGCGGAAGCAAATTTGACATTAACTGCTGTACCACCAGCTGCAAAGATTGCATCTAGTGTATCTAAGTCTGCGTTAAGTTTTGTTCCCCAGCTATCAGTAGATGCTCCTACTTCTGGTTTGGTCATGTTTAAATTCGTTGTATATGTATCTGCCATAATTAATTCCTGTTTATGCTGCTATATCAGTCCAATCTGTACTTGTTGCGGACTGATCTGTCCAAGTTGTTGTAGCTGGTGTTTGTTCTGTATAGTCAGTTGTTGCTACAGTCTGGTCATTCCATTTTAAACCACCTATCGCAGAAAAACCACTTGTTTGTGCAATAGTAGCTATACCAACAATTTTAAGGCCGCCAAGTCCAGTCATGCCACTTTCTTGTGCAATAGTAGCAGCTCCGTTTAACACCATCTCTGGTGTTGCGGTCATTCCTGATGTTTGGTCAATAGATGCCTGTCC